AAGTAGTAATACTTGATGAGGCTGACTACCTTAATCCACAATCAACCCAACCTGCTTTACGTGGATTCATAGAAGAATTCAGTGCGAACTGTAGGTTTATATTAACTTGTAACTTTAAGAACCGTATTATTGAACCACTACACAGTAGATGTTCTGTAATCGAATTTAATATGTCCAAGAAAGATTCTGGAGCTCTATGTGGCGAAATGCTAAAAAGAATCCAATTCATTCTGGATACCGAAGGTGTAACATATGATGTTCCTGTAATTGCGGAACTAATTATGAAACACATGCCAGATTGGCGCAGGGTGTTAAATGAGTTACAACGGTATTCGGTTTCTGGTACTATTGATACAGGTATATTGGTTACCTTATCTGATGTATCCGTTAACGAACTAATGAAATCCTTACAACGCAAAGACTTTAAAAAGATGCGTCAGTGGGTAGCGGATAACATTGACACTGAACCAGCTGCTGTATTCCGTAAGATATATGATAACATGGCCGAGTATGTAGAACCACAATCTATTCCTCAGCTAGTTCTTATTCTTGCAGATTATCAGTACAAGAACGCCTTCGTTGCAGATCACGAATTGAATATCGTGGCATGCTGCACGGAAATTATGGCTCAGGTTAAATTTAAATGAACCCGTTTGAATTTGTAAACAGCATTAATATCACTAAGAAAGATATTATGCACGACGATATTTCAGAAAAAGCATACCCACCTTTTATGGTTAATAGGGCATTATCATACTTTAATGATACTGTTCTATATGCCAACGAGATGAATGTTAACCACACTATAGATAATAAGCTTCAATATCATTTTCTTATAAATATAATTAAGAAGAAGAAAAGGTTCTCCAAGTGGCTAAAACCGCAGGAGGTTAACAACCTGGAACTCATTAAAGAATATTATGGATATAGTAATGAAAAAGCTAAGTCCGTCTTGCCATTATTTAATGATGAACAAATTGAACTATTGAAACAAAGGATTTATAAAGGTGGAAAACGAAAATATTGAAATCAAAAATTGGGTACCGGCTGATATGCTGGAAATTACCCTCAACGAGCCAGACGACTTTTTAAAGATTAGGGAAACATTAACCCGAATCGGAGTTGCATCTCGCAAAGATCAAAAGTTGTACCAATCGTGTCATATCTTGCACAAACAAGGTAGATACTTTATTGTACACTTCAAAGAACTATTCTTGTTAGATGGAAAACCATCCAACTTGATAGAGAATGACCTAGAACGTAGGAACACAATTGCTACTCTTTTAGCGGACTGGGGATTAGTTAGTATACTAAAATCCGATACTGCGAAGACCCTAGCCCCGTTGCGTCAAATAAAGGTCATTCCATATAAAGAGAAATCGCAATGGGAACTGTGTCCTAAATACAATATAGGTAACAGTAATGGAGAAAAAAATTAAAGACGCGTGGAAATCATTTCACAAATTTATGAAATCCGGCAGACTCAATAAAGTTTGTAAGAAGTGTCTAAACTAACAACGAAAGTTGTATAAATAAATGTGACTGCCGAATTGTCGGGGTCACATTTTAACCTTGCTAAACAAATAGGAGGAAGCTATGGTAAGAAATACTATGAACGTGCCGCGTTCTTTATTCATCGGGTTTGAACCCATACTAAACGAACTTGAGAGAATCCACTCAGCTGGAAGATCGCAAGACAACTATCCACCCCACAATGTTGTGAAGGTCGATAATGAAAATTTCATTATTGAACTAGCTGTTGCTGGTTTCTCTGAAGATAATATTTCAGTAGAAGTTAAGGATGGTATTCTTTTAGTAAAAGGGTCCAGAGATGATGATGATAACAGGGAGTATGCACATAAAGGTATCTCGTCCCGCAAATTTGAGAAGTCCTTCCGACTCTCTGAATTTGTTGTTATTGACGGTGCCAATCTTGTGAACGGAATACTTGTGGTGAATGCCAGGGTAGAAGTTCCAGAAGAGAGGCGTCCTAGGAAGATCGAAATAGGGTCTGCTGGGGCATCAAAGAAGAAGGAATTCTTGCAAGAGTAATTCCGGTGAGCAGCGAAACTCGGTAGATATGTATAAACACATTTACTGGAGAAACAACATGAAACATATCATTCACTTTGTGGAAAAATATGATGACGTTGCCGAGGCCTTAAAGAATTGCACATTATGTCTAATTACAGCACTAATCATATTAGGATTAGCGCCAGCGATTATGATATTACAAGCTGCAAATTTTTAAGACCAACTTGACAATCATGCGGGGGACGTAAAAACTCCCCCAATCTTATACACTTTTTATTAATAAACCTCTTTACTTTTCCCCTATAATGTGTTATAATATACATATTATCAAACAGGTGAACAATTCGTTATGAAATTCTACACAAACGTAACTCGGTACGGCAATATGTTGCTCTATCGTGGCTATGAAAACGGCCAAAAGAAACAAGAAAAAATCAAATATAAACCCACTCTATTTGTAAATACCCCTAAACCAACCGACTGGAAATCACTAGATGGTATTCCAGTTGCTCCTATCCAGATGGATTCTATGCGAGATGCCAAAGAATGGATCGCAGCTAATAAATCTACAGCCGGTCGTCACATCTTTGGTAATGACAGATATATACCAGCATTCATTAATGATTCATTTCCCGGCACTATTGATTGGGATCGAAATAAGATTAATGTAACATCATTTGATATCGAGGTAGCCTCTGATGAAGGTTTCCCACAACCAGATGATGCTGAATACCCCGTAATATCAATCGCTATGAAGAATAACATTGACAATACATACTACGTGTGGGGACTCAATGATTATGATGTAGACGCATCTCTTATGAAAGATAACCGTGTGATTTACAAGAAGTGTGGCACAGAGGCTGAACTTCTATCAGACTTTATACTTCATTGGTGTCTGCCATCTAACTGCCCTGATATTATTACTGGCTGGAACATTAGGTTCTTTGATGTCCCATATCTAGTTAACCGTACAATTAAAATACTTGGCGATGATATGGCCAAACGATTCTCTCCCTGGGGTCTTGTTGACCGATATGATGTAAAGATGATGGGTAGAGAACAAACCACGTATGACCTCAAAGGCATATCCACTATTGATTACCTTGAATTGTTTCAAAAATTTGGTTACTCTTATGGTACGCAAGAGTCTTACCGACTAGACCATATTGCAAATGTAGTACTCGGCGAGAAGAAATTATCATACGAAGAACACGGCTCACTCCATACACTATACAAGTTTGACCATCAGAAATTCATTGATTATAATATCAAAGACGTAGAGTTGGTTGATCGGTTAGAAGACAAGATGGGTCTTATTACTCTGTGCCTTACTATGGCGTATCAAGGTGGCGTTAACTATTCCGACACATTTGGTGTAACTTCCATATGGGAATCAATCATACACAGATATTTGTATGCGAATAAAACTGCAATACCTTTCTATGAAAATAAAATCAAGTCAGACTATCCTGGAGGTTATGTAAAAGACCCAGTAGTTGGTTTGCATGAGAACGTAGTATCTTTTGACCTTAACTCACTATACCCTTCATTGATTATGCAGTATAATATGTCGACAGAGACTATTGCCAATGGTGAAGTCATGAACGTAGACATTGAAAAATTACTTGATGGTTATAAGTTTGACAACCCAGGCAAAGCAATCGGTGGTAACGGACAGATGTTCCGAACAGATAAGAAAGGCTTTATGCCAACTCTTGTAGATGGCATGTATAGTGAACGTGTTGGAATCAAGAAAGAAATGATTCAGGCCCAGAAAGAACTGCAGAAGGTGGATAAGAAAGACAAACAAGCACTATATGATATAGAAAGACGAATTAATATTGCTGAGAACAGACAGATGGCTATAAAGATTCTTCTAAACAGTTTGTATGGCGCAATGGGTAATAAGTACTTCCGATTCTTTGATCAGAGAATTGCAGAGGCTATTACACTCTCCGGTCAGCTCACTATTCGTTGGGCCGAGGTTGCCATTAACAAATATATGCAGTCTATACTTAAAACCAATAAAGACTATGTTATCGCAATCGACACAGATTCTCTCTATGTGAATATGGATGACCTAGTAAAGGCCGTTAATCCATCCAACCCTATTGACTTTCTTGATACAGTTGCCCAAGAGAAATTGGAACCAGTACTTGCAGATGCATATGATAATCTATATTCAATGATGGGTGGCATACAAAATCGAATGGTTATGAAACGAGAAGTAATCGCCGATCGTGGCATATGGACTGCCAAGAAAAGATATATCCTTAATGTATTTGATAATGAAGGTGTTCGTTATTCAGAACCCAAACTAAAAATCATGGGCATTGAGGCAATTAAATCTTCTACGCCAGAACCGTGTCGTGATGCTCTAAAAGAAATCTTTAAAGTGATTATGGTATCCGACGAGGCAACCGTACAGAAATCTATTAAACAATTCAAACAATACTTCACCACATTACCAGCTGATAAAGTTGCGTTTCCACGTGGTGTATCTAATGTCACTGACTATCGTGACTCAGCTACTATATACCGTAAGGGTACTCCAATTCATGTTCGTGCGGCCCTGCTACACAATCATCTATTGGATAATTATAGTCTAAATAAGAAGTATGAACATATAAAGAATGGCGAGAAGATTAAGTTTGTCTATTTGAAAAAGCCTAATAGCTTGAAAGAAAACGTTATTGGGTTCACTCAATATTTGCCGGAAGAATTTGCCCTGGCTAAATACATAGACTATGAACTTCAATTTGAGAAGACATTCTTAGGTCCGATTGAACCTATATTAAAATCAATCGGTTGGTCGTCTGAAGAACAATCCTCACTGGAAAGTTTTTTTGGATAAACACTTTACTTTTTATAAAAAGTATGTTATAATATACACATTAACGGAGAAAAAAAATGAAATTAGTTAGACTATCATCCGGTGAAGAAATCATCGGCAATGTAGAAGTAAGTCGTGACAATAGTGTCACAATCACAGACGGTTATAGCCTCATCCCAGCGGGTGAAGGTAAGATCGGATTCATGCCATTTATGGCCTATACCAAAGCTAAACTAGGTATCACAATTGCAGAAAGATTCGTTCTTTTCATTGTTGACCCTGCAGATGAATTGGTTGAACAGATTAAATCTATGAATTCGGGTATTGTAGTACCACCGAAACAAGGTATTATTACAGGAATTTAATATGCAACCAAGATATCCAATTTATATCATCTCTAAAGGTCGTGCAGATTCTAGGCTGACAGTCAAGACTCTGGATGAGATGGGTGCTATGTATAGGGTAGTCATAGAGAAATCTGAATATGATGCATATGCGGCTGTAATTAACCCTAGTAGACTATTGGTACTACCTGATGATTTCAGAGAGAACCCAAGATGGGCTAGAAGGTGTGACGTTACGGGTTTGCTAGGTGGTTCTATACCAGTAAGAAACTGGGTATGGGAACATTCTATCAACGAAGGCCACAAACGTCATTGGATTCTGGATGATAATATCCACAACTTCTATAGGTTACATAATAATAGAAAGACCAAAATTACAACACCTACATGCTTTAGAACATGCGAAGACTTTACTGATAGGTATACCGATGTTAAAATGTCTGGTATGAACTATGCATTCTTTTGTCCAGCATTTACAAAGCGCCCACCATACTATCACAATACTAGAATCTATTCTTGTATCTTACTATCAAATGATATCTTTCCGAAAATTTCTTGGAGAGGTAAGTTCAATGAAGATACTGACTTGTCTTTAAATGTGATGAAATCTGGTTATCATACATTTCTATTTAATAATATGTTATGTGGTAAAGTTGCTACGCTTACAATGAAAGGTGGTAACACTGAAGAGGTGTATAACATTGAACAGGCTGGTACTAAACATGACCGTAAAGGTGATTCCCAGTTTGATGAAAGACGCGAGTTTGCAGAATCTTTACATGCTCAACATCCAGATGAAGTTAAGATAACTCGTAAATGGGAAAGGTGGCATCATCATATTGATTATACTGTTTTCCAAAAGACCAAACCTACTAAACGGTCTGACCTTAATATACCCAAGGGTACAAACAATTATGGTATGAAATTAGTTAAACTAAATAGTAGTGATAATCTAAATGAACAGGAGGAATTAGATGTCGAATAAAGATGTAAATAAATCTATCAATTATGAACCACAAAGTTTATTTGTGCTAGATGGATCAGAAGAAGAAACAACACCATATGATTGGGATGATATGCCGGAGTTTAACCAACCCCAGGCAGAAGCATATAAAATGATTAAGATTCGTTTTAGAAATGCAGAAGACTACAGAGAATTTGCTGAGTTGATTGACCAACGTAATATGACACACAGAACTAAAAGTATTTGGTACCCGGTGTTGGATAAGAAAGCAAATTCATTGATGCGTTACATTGATGAAGAACAAGAAGACGGTATGGATATCGAGCAGGTTATGGAGTAATGACTAACGATTGGTTAGAAAATTTTAGTAAGGACACACTTGATAATTTAAGTGACCACATTGATATTAGATTTCCAATGTATATACCATCTAAAGGTAGAAGTGATTTAAAGTTAACCACTCAAGCTTTAGAAGATGTTGATATAGATTTCTATGTAGTAGTTGAGCCCCAGGATTATAATGACTATTTAGAGCATTATGATTCTACTCAGCTCGTAAAGATGGAAGAAAATAATCAAGGTATTGGTTATGTCCGAAACGCATGTAAACAACATTCACTATCTATTGGTGCAGAATATCACTGGCAATTAGACGATAATATAAAAGATTTTAGAATCCGAGAAGATGGTAAGAATGTAGTAAAGAATACTAGAAACATATTGTCAGCGGCCGAGCACATTGTTACTCGGTTTGATAATATAGGTATTGCCTCACTATCTCATGTTATGTTTGCCTGGACTAAAGAAAACCAACTGGCAATTAATCGACAAGCATATAGCTGTGTTCTCGTTAACAACGAGCTTGATATTAACTATAGACACGATTGTATTGAGGATACTGACTACAGTTTACAAGTGCTAGACAGCGGATATTGTACAATTTTATTTAATAAACTCCTCATGTCTAAAGCCGCCACCGGCCAATATAAAGGTGGTAATACCGATACCGTACATGCTGGTGATGGTAGACTTAACCGATCTAAAGCTTTACAGAAGTACTGGCCAGGTGCTTTTAAATTAGTAGAGAAGAATGGTAGACTACACGTTGCCCCATCTAGGGTCTGGGATAAGTATAAACAAATGCCTAAGGCTGAAGACATAGATTTCAATGGGAATAATTTATTGGATTTTCTTTAATTAGGGGTTTACAAACCATCCATTATATGATATAATATACATTATGATTTCAGGTACACTATTTAAGTCACTATACGATACTAAGACGGTCAACAAGATTGACTTTGATTCTTTCGACCAATTTGAGCAAGTGCTCTATAAACTGGCTAGTATCCCTAGAAAAGATAAAACATCTGCATACCTCATGTCACCAGCTTCATATCTCGATGGTACTACCAGAAAGAATGATAATGTGACTCAATGGGGTGGATGGTGTGCAGTAGATGTAGATGACTTTGAAGGTGACCTACACGAATTCTTAAAGCAGAAGTGTGGTAAATATCATTTCGTTTGTTATTCTACAGCATCTTCTACTAAAGAAACTCCCAAGTTCCGATTAGTCTTTCCTCTTACCCGAGAGGTTAATAGAGAAGAAATTAAACATTTTTGGTTCTCTCTAAACACAGAACTCGGCGAGATGGGTGATATCCAAACTAAAGATTTATCCAGAATGTACTATATACCAGGCAAGTATGCAAATGCTAATAACTTTATCTTTACCAATGAAGGTGATCCAATGGACCCAGAGTTGTTAATGGATACCCATGAGTATATAGAAAAAACTGGTAACTCTTTCTTTGATAAATTACCTAAGTCTATGCAAGAGGCAATGATAAACCATACAATGAATTCTCTCACTAATACGGATGTAAAGTGGACATCTTATCGTGATTGTCCATTCTTTCCTAAACAGCTAGAACTTGACTATAAAGTCATAAGTGGTTCTGGTTGGTATTATAAGATGTATCAAATTATGGTGGCCCTAGCAGGTAATGCTATAAAGGCTAAATACCCTATAACAGCTAAGGAAATTGCGTGGATGTGCAGAGAATTAGATATGGATACCGGTAACTGGTATGAAAACAGACCACTTGATAAAGAAGCTATAAGAGCTTTAGATTATGTAATGAGGAATCAACTATGACACAATATACACAAGAAGTAGAGAATGTTCGATTAAGAACCGAGGCAGAAGAATGGGCCGCAGGCGTGGCAGGCATTCATGTACATTCATTAAGCTCTATGCATTACGACACTAGACCACAAGATACCGCCGGTGGTATAGCTGTTACAGATATAGAATATAATAGCGGCTTAGTAGTACGCAAACAACAAGGTGAGGTTATACACACCTTTGGTAAGAAGTTAACCGGTGACGCCTTAGTTGATGCATACACGAGGAAGTGATGAAAAGATTTTGGACAATTTGGAAATATGCACTGGGTTCATTTAATGATGAAGATACAGCTCCTGTGGAGAATCAAATAACAGTTATACGAACAGTTATTTTGGGTGTTAATTTACTTTGTGCAATTTTAATTATGGCAAATATTATTAAGGGATGGTTATGAAAAATATAACAGTAGTCGGATCGGGTTACGTTGGTATGGCCAATGCAACTATGTTATCCAGATATAACAATGTTACCGTATTGGATATAGATAAGAACCGAGTTGATTTAGTTAATAATAAACAGTCTACGGTTGAAGATAGAAATATCCAAGAATTTTTAGATACTGAAAATATTACCCTCAAGGCTACAACCGATCAACGGATAGCTTATGAGAATGCAGAATGGGTAATCATTGCTACTCCAACAGACTATGATGAAACTACAAATTACTTTAATACCGATTCTATTCAGTCATGTATTAGAGATTGTATTGAATATAATCCTGATGCCAATATTGTAATTAAGTCTACTATTCCAGTAGGTTTTGTAGAGTCTATGCAAGAAAAGTTTGGCAAGAGTAATATACTATTCTCTCCAGAATTTTTAAGAGAAGGCACTGCACTACGTGACTGTTTAAGACCAGAAAGAATTGTTATAGGAGATAAAGGTCCCGTTGGTGAGATGTTTGCAAATATTATAAAAGAAGCTATCATACCTCAGAGTATGGACTCGCCGGTAATATTTACAGGTAAGAAAGAAGCAGAATCTATTAAACTATTTGCCAATACATTCTTGGCCATGAGAGTAGCATTCTTTAATGAATTGGATATGTATTCTGAATCCTTAGATATGAACCCAAGAGAAATCATTGATGGTGTAACTACGGATAACAGAATCGGTAGAGGATATAATAATCCATCTTTCGGTTATGGCGGTTACTGTTTCCCTAAAGATACCCGACAGCTATTAGCTAACTTCCGTAAACAAAGAATACCTAACAAGATTATTCAAAGTATAGTATACGCGAATGAGAACAGAAAAGACTGGATTACAAACAGAATTCTGCAGAAAGATGGTGTATCAATCGTAGGTATCCATCGCTTGGTTATGAAGTCTGGCTCTGATAATTACCGATCATCTGCAATTCAGGGTGTTATTCAACAGCTTCTAAATAACAACGTAAAGGTTATCATATACGAGCCAAGTTTAAACACAAAAGAATTCATGGGCTGTATAGTAGAAACCGACCATAAGAAGTTTAAAAAATTATCTGATCTTATTGTAACCAATAGGGTTGATGATAGTCTAAAAGACGTAATAGAAAAAACATACACAAGGGACATATACAATGACAATTAGTAAAGAAACACAAAGAATAATCGAAGATATCAATAAGATTAAAACCTGGCACTATGATAGAAACCTAATCGAAGGTGCTACGGATAAAGACCAACTAGCCAAGTTGATCCAAGAAATGGGCGAATTGTCTGATAATATCTGCAAAGGCAGAGATATTAAAGATGATATTGGAGACATTATTGTGGTCTTAATTAACATCGCTGAACGTAATGGTATCTCACTTACAGAATGTGTGAGTACTGCATATGAGGATATTAAAGACCGTAAGGGTAAGATGGTAGACGGTAT